AAAGGGTACTCTCCCCAGTAACAACCCTGCGGACAACAATATTACTGAGGGCTTAGTATTTCATATGAGCCCCACGCAGTCTATTAACACAAGTGGTGTAACATTCTTAGCTGCTTCTGCGAACCCTGTTTTCTGTCCACAGGATGAAGTTCCTCCTAGTGGGTTTTACGGAATTGCAGTAGATACCTCCACAGCCACTGCGGCTGGGGACAAGCTCAACGATTGTTCTGCTAATTTTGTCCACACTGCTGTCACGATTGATTATGGGAATGATGCAGTAAGTATTTACCTAAACGGGCAACCCCTCAAGACTCAATCGGTAGCAGCAACCTTTGGTCTCGCAGGAGCCCCTCAGATCCCCTCTATGACCGATACGTCCTCTTTCGACTACGATGTCACCTATGAGGGTTCGCTGCCTCCTAACGCGCCCCTGTTCCCTCCAAATGCCCTAGGCTACCGAGACTTCTGGTACTGGGATGGTCCAGACCCGCAAGGCTCGACGGGAAACATGTCCTTCACTCCATGGATTGTGGGGGGAGGGTATACCGATGGGATGCATCCTCTAGGCCTAAGCATGGATTCAGGATCAGGCAACGAAGGCATGAACTTTATGGGCGGCAAATGGGGTGGCAAAAAAAGTGGTCTTCACGGCTTCATTGGAAGTCTAAAGCTATATAACAGGGCACTCTCTGAAGCCGAAGTCCTAAAGAATTATAATGCCCAAAAAGGCTTCTTTACCAATATTAGGACTTACCCCTACTAACCATGGCAACTACTACTACACATGAGACTTTTGGAGCAGAAACTAGTATTCAAGTAAAACGGAATGCGTCTGCTAAATTTAAGCAAAAGTATGGCTTTGCGTATCCGTTAGCGGGGCAATTCAAGTCTGCCATTGGCACCCCTGCGGCTCTGAAAACTAATACTAGTGAAGGTGGGTATTTCAGTAAATCGTATGGAACAACTTTAGTTAGGAACAACTTACGACAGCTTTTACTATGCGAAAAGGGTGAACGAGTTATGCTTCCTAAGTATGGCTTATCTTTACAAAAATATTTATTTGAGCCCTTAGATGAGACTACGTTCTATTTAATTAAGAATGATATTCTAAGAACCCTACAAACTTATTTTTCTATTGCAAATGTAATTTCCTTATCGGTATTTTCTAATGCTGTGGAAGCAGAAAGAAGTGAGCTTATTATTAAATTAACTCTCCAAATATTGGACGAGTCATTAGATATTTTTGACGCAGAGGTTACGATAAGATAATGGTATTTTCAGGAACAACACAAACAGACTTTATGAAGTTAGCGACCATCCCGGATCGCAAAAAGCTAGAGTATATTGACTATGCGGGAACCGACTTCTACTCTTTGAGAGAGAATCTTACCTCGTATATTAAAGCGGTTTACCCTTTAGATTATCAAAACTTTTCTGAGTCCGATTTAGGTGTGATGCTTGTCGAACTCGTAGCTTACATGGGCAGTGTATTATCTCTTAAGGGTGACATGCTTGCTAACGAAAACTATCTCCGCACAGTTAAAACAAGAGACAACCTTCAAAAGCTTTTAGAACTAGTTGGTGTAGATATGAGAGGACCGTTAGCCGCTGGGGCAAATGGTCGCCTTACCTGCACTACGGCTCCTGTAGTGGCTAATTTCCCTCTCACGTATAGCCCCTCTCAACGGGTGTTCGCTATCACCGCTAAGGAAGACGGGGCACCAGCAAATTACACTCTTTATAAAATTGTAAATAACGCTATTCAAAATATTCAAAACGCTAATGCGTCTTTTGATTTAGAAGGGAGCGAAGCAGATAACTCCACCTCTAGCGTGTTTACTAATGTCGCCTTGTTAGAAGGAGCCTTGTCCATACAAAAAGGAACTTTTGATACCTTAGAAGGGAATAAGAGAATTGCTCTTACGGATTCTCCTATCATTGACGGCAGTGTGCAAGTATACATTAATACGGGAAATAGTGATGATGATGCTAACGGTGCATACAACCAAGTAAATAGGCTATACGCTGCCTCTGGAGGAACCGACAAGGTTTTCCAAGTGATCAACGATGATGACTATGCTGCCACGGTATTGTTTGGTGATAATGTAATCGGAGTGTCTCCTCCTGCGGGAGCAGAGTTTACGATTGCATATAGAGTAGGTGGAGGCAGTAGAGGAAATGTGGGAGCGGGAGTAATCAATGTGGAAACTCAAGCGGCGACCGCTGACTCGAATGTTCTGACCTTCACTACTGAAAATAATACCCCAGCCACAGGAGGATCTAGTGCCGAAACAGCAGAACATGCTAAAAAGTATGCTCCCTACACATACAAGCGACAGGATAGGGTGGTGACGTTACAGGACTTTATTGCGATTGGTAACACCTTTAGAAGTAAGCAAGGCACCATCGGGAAAACTACAGCAGCCGTCCGTGACGCATTTGCATCTGGCAATATAATTGATGTTTATACGTTAGAGAAGCTTGATGATTTAAGACTACAGAAAGCATCGTCCACATTTAAGAAAGAGTTGCTGGAGGATATCGAACCTAAGAAGATGTTAACTGATGAGGTAGCCGTAGTAGATGGCCTTATCCGAACTTTAGATTTGGTGATCACGGTTAGAATTGATAAAGAGTTGGAAACTTTCCAAAGCCAGATTGAACAAGAGGTGGCTCAGGTCATCCTTGATTTCTTTAATATTGATAATGCTGATTTTGGACAACCCTTTGTTACTACTGAGCTTAACAGGCAAATCTTCCGCCTCCCTAATGTTCGATATGCGACAGTAGATAATCTCCCAGAAGTTACTACGGTAGACTTTAATGAGATTATTCAATTGAATAACTTCACAATTAATACTGTACTAATTTAATGTCACGCAGGTATGTAAAAACTTCTAGTTTTAATGATCTTAATCAGGTTGTGCCTGAGGTAGTGGCTATTGTTTCGGCTAAAGATCAGATCGAAACTGTGGATGAATCACAGAAATACTTTAAACGAAACTATCTAGAAGCTATTCGTAAGATTGTTCCCAAATTTTATTTTGCGGACGAAGCTACTATTAGCGGCACACATGTGGCTTATTCTAACCAGCTAATCAATTCACATATTTTAGCTAATAAGAATCAAGCCACTATTCTTCCTGTATCTTCCTTAACGTATGATACTTACTTATCTTCCATTAATAGTCCTGAGGGATTTGCCAAATATTTCTATCGCAACCAAGCCCCGTATCAAATTGATGCTGACGATTTTCAAAGAAATATCTTATATCCCTTAGGGAAGACCTTTAATGATTTTACTACGAGTCAGGCATTTGCTACCTATGTTAGCGGAACATTGCTACCCTCTATCCCAGCAGTGTACACGGGTCACCACGCCAGTGATGACTTAGCAGCCTTAACTGCTAGTGCCTTCTCTAATGATTCTTCGGGTACTTATAAGTATCTGGTTAATAACTTAGGTTGGGTATACTTCCTCAATAGGCTTGGGCCTACTGCGGTAGCAACAAAGCCCACTCCTTTCGACCCCTCTTCGGGGTTAGCAGAGCTTTTAACGGATACAGTCTGGAGGGGGAGACCCTTAGTTCTTGAAGACAATATGAGCTTGTACCAAGAGTACTTGTGGAAGAACGAGCCTACGTGGAACTTAAACGATAGAGTAATTCCCCCAGACTACGTTTCTTCGTTAGGTACAAGTCTAGGAACTCAAACGAGTGGTGCCCAAATGGTGGACCGCTTAAAGATGCTTGTAAACGTAGTTTACTCTCCCCATTACTTGGATACTCCCGATACTACCGTAGACCAAGCTTTTAACACTTACTTCTCCACTTCAACGGTTAACTTAGATGGGCAATTAATTACTACCACACAGGAGGCTGGTCCTCTGACGAGGTTCCTTGATGCCCTCTCATTTGAACTAGCAGACCGAACGAGTGAGCAAGCCGAACTTAATACCCTATACGATATCGGCCAATGCCCACAGGAGTTCTTAGAGCTTCTAGGAGAACTCATCGGATGGAAGTTCATTGGCTCAGATGTAGACAAGTGGAGAGTGCAGCTTAGGAACGCTACTCAGATCTATAAGATGAAGGGGACGCGAAGATCTGTTCAATACCTATTGGACACTATGTTCTCTACTGGCGTATTTAATGTTAACACAAGTAGCACACTCAATGAGCTATGGGAGTCGTATATCCCTGACCTTATTTACTACTCTTTAGCTACAAGCTCCTCCGCCTTCCGAGGGTTCGATGTCTACACCCCAGAACTAGCCCAGCAGTTTGGTGTGCCCTATTACGATCCTAACAGCATGGATCGTAATATTAAGTACTTGGTTGACAAGATAATTTTTGACCTTGTACGAGAATTCCCCGATAACTTCTGGTTAGGGGGAAAACCTTTCCCTGCACCGACTCTTACTTTAGAAGGGCAACCCTATACAGGGCCATATGTCTTAGTTCCCGTAACTGACTCGAATGAAAATACCTTCACGTTCCCAGACTTTTATACAGGAACCGTCTACAATGAAGACACTTCTAAAAAACTAGAACTAGAGCATGACCCTAACTTTGTCTTCCGTTATAGAGATAGGAACTACTTAGTTCCTCCATATGAGAAGAGGCAATACTATACCCAAACACAAGTTTCATATAATATGATTCAACGTATTGAGTATTACCTTACCTGCTATGGAGTAGACGCTGCGTTCGCTAGACAAATAACTCAGTATCTTGTAGACAATACTACCAACTCTTTAGACCCAAAGAAGGTTATTAACTCCTTTGTCCTGTATACTCCTGAGAAGACCTACCCGCCGAACTATGCTACTATTCTAAGGGATGTAACCAAAGATCGTACCCCAGACCCAGCTACTCTGTTAAGCATGTGGAATGGTAAATCTTCTCACCTTTTAATGAACTTCGATG